AAGGCTTTTACTGCGCCAGCTAATCCTTGGTATTCGTTTGGTGCGCCTGCCGTGGAACCAGTTTGAACATATTGTTCCATCTTGGCTTGGTCTGCGCCTTGTTGTGTTTGAGTGATAGTCTCACCAGCAAGTTCGATTGCTTGCCCACCAGCAACCGCACCAACCTTTTTCAATAAAGTATTATTTGCTTTTTCAATCGCTTGACCAGCTACATTTGTTGCTGCTTTCTTTCCAAATCCAAAAGCATATTTCAATGCGCCAAGTTGAACTGCATTGCCGATAGCCTCTGGCCCAGCTTCCCATAATGCTGTGTTCTGCGCGATAGGAAGAAGTTCATTATACGCTTTGGTTTTTTCTTCTTCAGTAAGCGGACTGCCTTTATTTTCTTCTAATGATTTGAAGGCATCATACAAGAATTGTCCACCTGCCATTCGATATGAAACTGGGGCAGATGCAACCATTGATCCGATTCCTCCAGCAATTGCACCAATTGGTATAGTGGCAGCTTCAGAAGGTGGAAACAATGCTCCTGCCGCCGCGCCAGCCATTGCACCACCAGCAATAGCGGGAGCCATGCCAGCAACAGTAAATCCAAGGCTTTTAACCGCTCCACGAATAGCCTCACCAACGCTGGTCATCCTTCCTTGAGCCTGCCTTGTTGCGGCTTCTTGTTCTAACTTTTTAAAGTGTTCGCGTTGCGTATCAAATGCAGCAATAGATTCTTTTGAGTATTGATCTGGTCTTGCAAGACCTTCTTTAGCTGCGTAATAAGAAGCAGGAACAGTTTTGGTTAAGCCAGAAAACGCTTCACCCAAAGCTGAAACCGTATCTTCAACTGAGAAAAATCCAGATGGTTCTGGTTCTGGTGCTTGTGGTATTGGTGTCTTTGTTAGGACTGATGTAATCTGATCAAGTGAATATCCTGATTTATGTGCATCAAGAACTTGAGGCTCTTGATTTGATAATACATTTAGAATTTGCTCATCTGTATATCCTGCATCTCTAGCCTTAGATAGATCATCGAACGAAAAGTTCATCGTATTGTTTTACACAAACTACTATTTAGTTCAAGCTATCTTTTTATTTGCTTAATTGAGATTTTAGTTTCTCAAGTTCTTTTTTAGCGTTTACATAATCAGTAGCAAGAACACGAGCATCTGGACGCTTTTCTCCGCGTTTTGCAATTCCTTCTAAAACTCTTATTTTTGTTTCAAGATTTACAATATCATTTTCTAATTGTTTTTTAGATGATTGCTTTTGATTTTCTGTAACTAGAGATTTCTGTTTTACTATTTGTTCGTAGAATGGATTATCTTGTTGTATAGTCTCTTCTGATTCAGATGTTGGCTGTTGTGGCGTCTGCGTTGTTTGTTTTGGTTGCCCAAATTGCGCATTCATTGTAGCCATGAAGTCTTGAGGTTTTCCTTCTGCCGATTTTTTAGATGGTTGATCAACACGAATGAACATCGCTTTATTTTGTTGCGCCGCCCCAGTTGCATCTCTAAGCATCAAAATGTCGCTACGCTGATCATCTGTTAGATTTACTTTTTCTCCACTCTTACCTTGTATAGATGCTAGATTTTCTTTGATCTTTTTAGGTAATCCCTGATCAATTTCTTCCTGTGTTGCTGGTCTATCTACCTGAGTTACATTAACTTTAAGAATGTCTCCATCAGCATTATCAATTAGATTCCTTAGTGTAGGATCAGCACTTACTCTTATGCTTGCCTTCTGCCAATCTTGAAGCCACCTCATTGCAAACTCAGCTTCTGGTTTGTTCTGAGCTTCTTTCTTTAAGCTATATGATATTTTATTATCATTATTTACGTTAACAGTAGATTCAATCCACTTCTCGTATTCTTTTGGCATTTGAATAGCAACAAGTCCGGGAGTACCAATTGATGTAAGTGGATTTACGGGGAAGAATGATTTATCTTTAGATGGTTGATTTACAAAGTCAGTAGCTTTCTTCTGATCTGGAAATAAGATGGATCTATCATCCATCACAGTTACTCTCTCAACGGAAGAGAGTTTATCAAATTTATTTGCGAAATCTAAATAACCCTGTATACTTTTCTCTGGTGGCTTATATCGTTCTTGCGGTTGTGTCGGTTGCGCTTGCACTGGCCCTTGAGGTAGTGGACGCATTTCGGATGGAGTATCCCAAACTGGAAGTACACCATCAATTGGTTGATTACCAACCATAGCTGGCATTCCTTTAGGTTGCTGTAGCGCAGGATCACCTTTGTCTGTTGGAAGATTTTGTAATGTTGGAGATGCTTGTCTTGCTGCTGCAAATTGGAATGGTTGAGGCGCACCAACAGCCATACCAGTTTTTTCTGTCATAGCTGGAACACCTTGAGGGTATCCAGTACCTTGATTATATCCAGTATCTCCAGTGCCTTTTGGATCTTTTCCTTGATTAAGATTATCTACAATTGTTTTAATATCTGGAGCCACCGTTCCCTCACCACCGTACCTTTGATTATAGTATCCCTGCATCATCGTTATCTGCTTGTCTTTTAGTGAATTATCCAAAGCATCAGTAACACCTTTAAAATAAAAAGGTAGAACATTAGCTAACTGAGGGTTATTCATCGTCTGTGGGTTCATCACAGAAAACATCTTAGAATAGGCTTCTCCAGATTTTCCTTCTTGAGCCAACTGCATTGACTCTTGCATATTCTGTTGCAAGAATGGCATCATTGCTTGAGCTTGTTTATTCTGCTCTCTTTCCTTCAAAGCCGCCGATACATTCTGACCTAGTTTTTGCAACGAGTCACTAACCCAAGCTGTTGACTTGGAGTTCTGCTCTGTTCCCTGCATTATGAGTTCTGCTATTGACATAATATTTTATGTATATTTTTGTGATGCTGGATTATAAGTTCTTCCAGTTGCTTCTGCTCTAGGCACATAACCCATTCCCATTGTATTGCTATAACTAGCAGCATACGGAGCGGCTTGTTGAGCGTATCCTTGTGTGGTATATCCACCACCACCAGTCATTCCTCCACCAATACCCTGTGTCGCAGTCGCATATCCAGATAATGCGCCAGATGTCGCTTTTCCAATATCAGATATTCCTGTTGCTGTAGCTTGTGATGCAGCGTAACTTGCTGCAATATTTTCTTTGTTGGCAGCATAGATGTTAGTAGCCAAACCAGATTTAGCATTAAACATATTGCCATACATATCAGATGTCTTCTGTGCTTTCTGTAATCCTACTTCTGCTGCGGCGGTTTGATAACCAAGTTGTAGTCTTCCTACATCCAACGGGTCTGCTGTAAATGCTCTTGCTAATTGCTGCCAGTTCTGTGCTGTGCCTTGCACACTAGGCATGGCGGATAGTCCTCTGCCTTGAATATCCAATGATGTTAGACCAAGGTTTCTTGCGAATTGTCCTTGTGCTGCTTGGAATCCACCAACTTTTCCTGCTGCCGCTGGGTTGAATCCTGCTCCTGCGCTCTCAGCAACATTACGCATGATCTGATCTTTAACATCTTGAGGAACTTCACCTCTAAGGTAGGAGCTAACAACATCCATTGCTTGACCGATTTGGCTTTGAGCTTGTTGACGTTGTTTTGCTGCTCCGGGTTGAAATTTTTCAAGCTGTTGGCGATAGTAGTTTGAAATCTGACCAGCATCACCGATCATTGCTCCAAGGTTATACTCTGGAGCTTGAACGCCTTGAATCATCCCTTGGACTTGCTGTTGTCCTTGTTCGTATTGTTGAACCGCTTTTCTTTGTTGCTTTTTGTATGTTCCTGCTGCTGCACCTTGGGCTTTCTTAGCTTTGTCTGCCGCTGACATAGAAACTGCCGCTGATGCTGCCGCTGCGCCAACAACTACCACTGCACCAATAGCAAATGCACTGGTAAAGAACATCATCTGATGTTTATTGCGAATCAAGTCTTCTGGATGATGAAGGAATCTCATTTGATTAAATCTGTTTTATTGTGCCGCCACTTCTGTACCCTTGAATCATCTTTAGCGATATGTGGATTAAAGTCTCTTGAAGTGATTGAGTCAATAATTTCGTCTGGATCAGTTAAGTTTGTTACATGGCAAGTTGTCCAGATAGTATCTTTGTGGGTGTAAAGCATTCGGCGTGTCCCTGCTTCTGTGATGCCCGTGTAGCCTGTTTTATATCGGTGAGCAGGGATTCCATGATACCATACCGTTACATCCCCTTTAAGGACAAAAAAAGGATGAGTTGTAAGATGGAGAAGAGTTGTTAGAATTGTATCCTTCGGCATATAGATTTCCCGAATGTACATACCCGGCGTGAACCTATGAACTAACGGACATTCCCGTGGAGGCAAATTTAAAATCTCTACGTCCATTAGGTTTAGGTCGTAGTTAGGATCACCGTACCCTTCTACTGTCCTAGCGTCTAACTTCTCTGTGATCTCTAATGTCATCGATATAAGAAGTAATCGTTTGGTGACGGAGATAGTAGATCAGAACCGATTAGGTTCTCTGCCCTACTGAAGTTAGAAATACGAAGTGTTCCGCAAGTAGGAATCTCTGCGTTCTCCATTTCCTTTTCTTGTTCTTTAACAGCTAGGTCTATATTTATCAAGAACTCTTGAGCCTTACGATTCTCCCGCGAGTTCAATGCAAGGACAGCATAGATCATCGCATCTGGAATGAACTCTACTAATTCTTTAGGATCGGTAAGATCAAAGTATTTCTTCGATGCGTAAAGCGTGATACACTCGCACGTTCTTGGCGCTGTGAACCTACGGAATGTAGGGTGAGCATCGTTAGGCTGATAAATTGCTATCAGTGTTTTTGCTTCCAGTGCCGTATCGTAAGCATACACACGAATCCTACCTTTAGTTACTGGCTTAGTTACTGCCCGAATCCCTTTAACAAGGAGGTCAGACTTAGCCAGCGTTGGTGGGTTCGCCGTTGTTACTTTAACTTTATGGTAGGTATCATACTGGTCTTGCGCTTCAAACATTAACTCTACTCCAATATCTTCTGCCTCTTCAGCCATTACGCCGATTTGGTAGGGATGTGTAGTATAGTCTCTGAATAAAACGTGAAGCCCACCGACCTCTGTAATACCTCTATGGCAGGATTGATCTGGACGTAGTGCGAGTGCGTTGGTTTGGTTAAACCATTCATCAGCGAGTGATGAAGCTTCATTGCCTACCCACGCTAGTCTGATTTGCTCATACCTAGCTGGTAGTGTGAAACAACTATTTACGCAACAAATCTGGACGTACTCTTCTTGAGTAGTCCAGTTACGTTTATTCCACAGTAGCCTTCGTGCTTGGTTTACTGCCTTGACTCCGCGCTCGTATGAACAAGTCCCAGAATCACCGACAAAACCCTTCACTAGCTCTACCATCTCTTCGAGGGTATCAGCCATAGGGATTATCGTTTCCGATAATTATTTCGAGCCTACTGGTTTTACAGATTTAGGAAGTGGTGCACTGGAGTACGGGTTAGTACCAGTGTTAGGTGGGTTGTTATTTCCCATAGGCGTTCCGATTTTACCGCGAGTTGGTGCGCCGCCTGATACTAAGCGTGGGTCTGTTCCTTTTAGTGGTGTCATATATTTGGTTTTCTTATGGCTATGGTTGTGAGGTATGAACCGCCATCCAGTTCAAGCTCGTAATTTCTGCGATATTGTTATCAACCCGTACTGTAAATCCTGCTGTATTTTGGGTGATAATTGTGTAAAGTGGTGTTGTTAGAGGTGTTCCAGAACCATAGATAGGAGTCAATGAGATTCCGTAAATAGCAGATGGTAATGCAGAACTGAATGTAACCCCAATAGATGTTGTATCTCCAGAGGATATTCCCGTTAGCGTTCCATATCTTACTTTAACCGCTGGTTCTAAAGCATCCACTCGCGTATCAAGTGCGCCAATCTGATTCTGTTGAGCAGCCAGAGTTTCATTAATTTGTGCAATCTGCGCTGGAGTTACATTGCCAAGGCCGGGAACATTGATCGTTCCATTAGATAGAACTTCATCAATGAATGTCTGAAATACATTCTGCCAATTTCCAGCAGGACAAAAGTCATCTGGAACATTTGGAAATGTAAGTGCAGGAGATGAATCGGTATTGTCCATAGCGTTTAATTGACGATATTGTAGCCCCAATATTTCTCTTGGCAACACAAAAATGGTTCGCATTCCTCATTTTCTTCTGGGCAGTCACCAACTGGAGAATCATCGTTGTTCTTGATGTTTGCCATCAGTCTTACCCGATCAACAGTAGCTGCACCAGTAAGGTGAACTTTGATCTGAAACTCGCTTCCTTCTACCGATGGAATACCAGCGAGATCATTACATTCACTTGGATCAGGAGTGTTAAACTTGTAGCGTTTATAGCGATTACCATTCTTCTGTGGTACACACTCAGTTACTTTAGGTGAGCATGGATTGCATCCATAGGATGTAGGAACTTTGAGTTCAGACCAGCATGGATTGCTATCAGCCCTGTAATCGACATAGCTATCTACTACACCTTTAATCTCGCTCATCCACATTTCTCCACCAGTGATCTTTTTGCGGAGGAACTTGTTCGTTGCCCCGCTTCGGTTGAAGTCATATCTGCCAGTCGTAAAGAACGAATCAATCTGCCTTGTTCCATCTGGGCCGTAATCGTCACCTTGCGCGGTAGTGAACTCGTAAAGTCGATTCTTATTGTCTTTATCAAACGAGAATCCAAACCCACGCTTTTCAGCAGCAATTAGTGCTGTGAGTAGTTGAGTTGGTCTAAAGCCTGTCCAGATGCCATTCCAGCGAAAAGAAAGCTGTGCGTCAGGTGCAGGAGAAGAGGATTGGTCAAGGTCAAGAACAACCATTCCCCTGTGGTAACGATTCAATCCTTCTACTCCTGCTGCGCGGTAGGTCTGTGGAGCTACCGTACTAATGATGTAGTTATTGAAGAACATCGTAGAAGCGAATTGTTTCAACCAAGGCGTATCGTTCTGAACCCATTTGTTTACTTCCCTTGAAAGTTTACGAAGTGAGAAGTATCGCGCAAATTCAGATTGGCTATTGGAATAGAATGCCCAACCATCGTGTGATCTAAACCAAAGCTCAGAGTTAGCTAACCCTAAGTATGGGGAGGTACACCCACGTCCCAATAACGAGATGCGTTGGATGTTCGATGTATTCCATTGTGATCTTGGTAGAGATACATCCATTGAGAATGCTCCGTTCCCAGTTAGGACTACAAGCTCACCTTGCCCACGAAGGTTGGTTCCTATCTGTGGCATCACCTTCATCCCTGTGATATTCCCCATCATTGCTGGAGTAGAGAACGCGCCACCTTCTGCCCAATAAGTTATCTCTGTGAAGTTCTCAGTATTCTTGGTATCAGTAAACCCACCACCATAAATGATGTCAGATGCGTAGATATTATTCACCCGATCAGCTACGAATACTCTTCCGAAAGCATACTCCATGATCGTCCCAATTGGCATTTTAGCCAAGTATGGATTCAGTCGATAGGCTGGTATCTTAATTGTTCCTGTCCCAGTTCCTCTTTGAGTGTCTGTAATGATTGCGTTGAACTTTGTACCTACCGTGTTGGATGGTGCGCCGATTAAAGTAAAGTTTGTAGTACCGACTGATACAATCTCGCAGTAGTCTCCGTTCTGGATTTCACTTGCTGTCAGCGTTCCTAATACCCCGTCCCATGCGATTGCATTCTGATAGCCATTTTGGATATACGCCCGATCTTCAGCTTGCACGAACCATGTGTGCATCATGCCCGGATCGTTACCTTCGATGACCTTGTAGGCAAACGCTCGGTTGTTTACCATCTTGAGAAAGTAGATAATCCCAGATACCGATAGCAAGATACCATCGCTCGTTCTCAAGTTAGTTGCACGATATGGATACGCGCCTTGGAAGTTACCTCCAAGAATATCGTTAACGATAGTCTCTGGTTGGTCTGCTCCAGCGATAATCGGGATATTCCGAATGCTTGGCCTTGTCCGGTTAATGCCGCCTCGGAATGTCCTATTTACCGATTCTGATACTACAGACTCTGGTAAATACGATGGATGAGTATCAGCGTCTTGCGCGATGATACTTGTGAATCCATCAAAGACTGATCCTTCGGCTGGCATTATGCGTTGACACTCTTGATTAC